CTTGGAAGGCATGTGAATACAACTTTGCCCAGGGAATTTCTTCCTTATCTGGTGCTGGAAGGAATCGGATAACGGCAAAACCGTTTCCTGTTTTATCAAGTTCTGGTTTCCAAAGGCGCTCATCAGCACCTCCTCCAGTATTATTCATCTTCTCTACTTCTTTGACTAACTTCTGAGTCAATGATCCCAGAGAAGATTGTTTCTTTAAACTTGCAAAAGACATTAAGATTACCTCGGATTTTGTGAGATTTGGCTTGTGTGTACCTTTAATATTATAATAGACCTAAGAGGTCTTGTCAAGATGTTGTTTCATTACTCCTATCATCTCAGTCATATTTTTGAATAACCAATTCACATCCACATCAGATGGAAGTCCCATCATGGTAGCAGATTTAAGAATTTCTTCTTTCATCTTCTTTGCGGATGGATCATCAGATAAACTTAATCGAGTATACATGATTTGTTGTTTCTCAAGAAGTTTCTCAAGAACTTCAATGTGATGCTGTTGATCCTCTTTAGGCATGGTTGGAAACTTAAAGACAGTGGTATAAACCTCTTCTTGAAGTTCTTGAATTTCAACCATTTCAGCACGAACTACATCAGAATCGAAAAAATTCATATTATAATCTCTTGTAGGATTTTACGATAATGGGGTACATCTATATTTATCCAGGGAGAATATTTTTTTATTTTTTTACTGACGGTTTCCCACACGGGATCAGTCAATTTTTTATCAAAATCCTTCCTGTACTCAAATATCTTATCATAAATTACCATTGTTTCAAGGGAGGTATCCCCACCCAGATAACTTTTCAAAATAGTAGGATGTCCCTTAGAACAGGTAAATGCTTCATATACACTATTTTGCTCAAAAAGAGAATTTGCCTCTTCTTTGAAGATATAAGAAAGTGACTGTATTTTACGTTTCCACTCCATATACCTCCCTTCTCCTTCTTTCATCATTTCACCAATCCACATAGTTCCAGGATCGGTAGTGTATACAAAATTAGAAACAAAAAACTCTTCTACCTCTTTATCATTTTTTTGCCTTGCAAACTTTTCAAACCAAAACCTATCTTTCCTTTTATAGAAAGCTTGCTGAGTTGCTCTAGTTTTCCCACGATACTTAATATAATCATAATGATCTTTAGTAAAGTGATTCTTTAAAGAGAGATAACATCTATATGCGTCAAATGGCATCATTATAAAAAAGTAATAGAGCTAAAAAATAGCCTGAGTTTTTTTCCCAGCTTTTTTGGAATTA